CTTAACTCTCTGACTTCGCGAGAGCTACGCAGGAACATGGCAAGAAGAAAAGTGTCGGGGCAGGATAATTATATTCTGTCGTATTACCAGAAAATTAAAGATGGATCTGTCACAGTCGGGCGGTTTGTCCGCCTCCTGTATGAGTATTTGGTGAGAGGGCTTCAGGAGAAGTCCTTTTTCTATGACCAGAAGGCAGCTAACAACGCCATCGAGTGGATCGAGGGGCACTGTTATCACACAGAAGGTCCTCTGGCTCCCGGACCGCTGGCTCTGGAGCTCTGGCAGAAGGCAATGATCGCCACCATCTTCGGAGTGAAGGACAAGGACGGCAATCGCCAGTTCAGGGAGATCCTGCTGCTGGTAGCCAGGAAGAACGGCAAGTCATTGATCGCCGCTGCCATTGCGGACTACATCTGGAGGGTCGACGGCGGTTACGGCGCGAGGGTGTTCTGTCTGGCTCCGAAGCTGGAGCAGACCGACATCATTTATAACGCCATGTGGCAGATGACGACGTTAGATCCTGAGTGGCAGCAGCTGAAGGAGATCTGCTCCGACAAGGATGAGCACAACAAGCGCATCCATGACGACTCTATGCTCGCCAAGAAGCGGGTGAGTGACCTGGCTATCACCGGCACGAACTCGATCGTGAAGAAGATAGCCTTCTCGGCGAAGAAGTCCGACGGCTTCAATCCATCCCTCACCATCTGCGACGAGATCGCGGCATGGCAGGGAGACGCGGGGCTTAAACAGTACGGCGTCATGAAGTCGGCAATGGGAGCGCGGCCTGACGGGCGTCTGTTGAGCTGCACGACATCCGGCTACGTCAACGATTCCATTTATGACGACCTGATGAAGCGCTCGACACGGTTCCTTCTGGGCGACTCCAGAGAGACACGCCTGCTCCCGCTGCTCTACATGATCGACGACATCGAGAAGTGGGACGACATCAACGAGCTGAGGAAGTCCAATCCCAACATGGGCGTCTCGGTCCCGGTCGATTACCTTCTGGACGAGATAGCAGCTGCCGAGCAGTCCTTAGCGGCGAAGGCTGAGTTCATAGTCAAGTTCTGCAACGTGAAGCAGAACTCGAGTCTGGCCTGGCTTCCGGCGAAGCTGGTCGAGAATGCCTCCGGAGAGCACCTGAACCTTGAGGACTTCGCGCACTCCTACTGTGTAGTCGGCATCGACCTGTCGCAGACACGCGACCTGACGGCGGCGGTGGCCGTGATCGAGAAGGGCGGCGAGCTTTACGTCTTCACGCACTTCTGGCTCCCAGGCGACAAGATAGCCGAAGCGCAGCAGCGTGACGGGGTCCCTTATGACATATACATGCAAAGAGGGCTGATGTCTCCGAGCGGTGACAACTTCGTGGACTACCGCGACTGCTACAACTGGCTCGTGGATCTGGTGCAGAAGTACGAGATCCTCCCGCTCTGCGTTGGTTATGACCGCTACTCGGCGCAGTATCTGATCTCGGATCTCGAGGCGGCGTCCTTCAAATGCGATGACGTGTTCCAGGGCGAGAACCTCTACGGGGTCATCCAGGAGACGCAGGGACTGCTGGAGGACGGGAAGATCCACATCGGGGACAACGACCTCTTAAAGATGCACCTGCTTAACAGCGCTATAAAGATGAGTACAGAACGGGGACGAGGGAAGTTAGTTAAGCTCTCGCCCTCGCTTCATATAGACGGCACGGCGGCATTACTGGACGCGATGACCGTCAGACAAAAGTGGTATGCCGAGATCGGCGAACAGTTAAAGAACGAGGTTTAAAAACATGGGCTTATTCGATGCCTTATTCAAATTCAGACCCAAAGAGAGAGGCAATTACGAAGGCTTCTTCAAGATGCTCACGGGCTACCAGCCGAGGTTCACGTCCTTCGGCGGCGAGATCTACGAGAGCGAGCTGATCAGGGCGGCGATCAATGCCAGGGCGATCCATATCTCCAAGCTGAAAGTGGAGACGATGGGCGCGGCAAAGCCGGCACTGCAGAGGAAGCTGAGCCACGGCCCGAACCAGTTCCAGACGTGGAGCCAGTTCAATTACCGCCTCTCGACGATCCTCGACGTGCACAACACGGCCTTCATCATTCCGGTCTTCGACCAGTTCGGCGAGATCTCCGGCATCTACGCCCCGCTGCCGAGCCGGTGCGAGGTGACACAGTACGGCGGGCAGCCTTATCTCCGGTACCAGTTCTCTTACGGTGATGTGGCGGCGATCGAGCTGGAGAGCTGCGGGATCATGACGAAGTTCCAGTACCGTGATGACTTCATGGGCGAGACGAACCGGGCACTGTTCCCGACGATGGACCTCATCCACATCCAGGATCAGGGCATCCAGGAAGGCGTGAAGAGCGCGGCGACCTACCGATTCATGGCACAACTCGGCAACTTCGCGAAGGCTGAGGACCTAGCCAAGGAGCGCCAGAGGTTCACGGCTGAGAACTTCTCACGAGACGCGAACGGCGGCGGCTTATTGCTGTTCCCGAACACCTACAACAACATCAAGCAGATCGATGTGAAGCCGTGGGTGGTCGATGCGGAGCAGATGAAGGTCATCAAGGACAACGTCTACCAGTACTTCGGAGTGAATGACGACATCCTCCAGAACAGGGCCTACGGCGATGCCTGGTCAGCGTTCTACGAGGGCGCGATCGAGTCCTGGGCGATCCAGTTTTCCGAGGTGATGACGAAGATGCTGTTCACGTTCCGTGAGCAGACCGAGGGGAACAAGGTCATGGCGACCGCCAACCGCCTGCAGTACATGAGCAACAAAGACAAGCTGGACGTCAGTTCTCAGTTACTTGACCGTGGAATCATGAGCATAAATGATGTGCGCGATATTTGGCAGCTGCCTCCAGTAGATGGCGGCGATGTAAGGGTAATTCGAGGCGAGTATTGGAACGCAGATGACAAAGTAAATTCAGTAAGTGAAGACAATGAATAATTATTGCGTTTATAAGCACACGACCCCGAGCGGAAAAGTATATATCGGGATAACATCTCAAAACATTAATAAGCGCTGGAAAAACGGCCTCGGCTATGAGGGGTGTACTGCTTTTTACAGGGCGATTACAAAATATGGGTGGCAAAACATTAAGCACGAAATTGTTATTGCTGGGCTTAATAAGGCCGAAGCGTGTGAGATGGAGCAGCGATTAATCGCAGAGCACAAAAGCCACGACCCACAATTTGGATATAATCTAACACTTGGCGGCGAACATTATGAGCCAAATGGTGAGTGGCGAAAAAAGCTTAGTGCGTCAAACAAACGTTACTATAAAGAGCATCCCGAGGCTCGTGAACGAATATCCAAAAACCAGACTGGAAGAGCGCTAACGGACCTCCAAAAGCAAAAAATAAGCGACGCTATGAAGCGATATTATCTTGAACATCCAGAGGAAAGAGAGAAACGAGGCGCGTCGTTTAGAGGGAAGAAGCGCGGTGATGACTTCAGCAAAAAGTTAGGTGAACGCAAATCAAAACCAGTTATTTGTGTTGAGACAAATGAAAAATATAAGTCAATCAAAGATGCCGCTGAAGCATTTGGCGTAACAAGGGGTGCTATACACAGTGTTTTAAGTGGTGATAGGAAAGCCTGTAAGGGCTGTACGTTTATTTATGCTTAACGGAGGGAACCAATGAAGAATGACAGAGAGTACAGGAGCATGGAGCTCCGGATCGCTGAAGAAGAGAAGGACTACAAGGTCGAGGGCTACGCCTCAACATTCGACCCTTACGTACTGATGACAGTCGACGGCGTGGACTACTCCGAGAGGATAGATCCGACGGCCTTCGACGAGGCTGACATGAGCGACGTGGTCTTCAGGATCGACCACGAAGGTCCTGTCTACGCCCGCACGAGTGCCGGCTCGGTCATGCTCGATATTGACGAGCACGGCCTGCACAACGTCACGGATCTGAGCCGCACGGAGAGATCTAGAAGCATTTTCGAAGAGATCGCCGCGGGCAATTACCCGAAGATGTCGTTCGCCTTCACAGTAGCCGAGGACGAATACGACAAGAAATCCCACACACGGATCATTCACCGTATCGCGAAGGTGTTTGATATATCCCCGGTTAGCTTCCCGGCTAACCCCAACACTAACCTTAGCGTATCGACACGCGACTATTTCGACGGAGTGATCGAAATGGAACGAGCGGAGCGACTCGAAGCGGAGGCACGCGAGAGGCAGAAACAGAGAATCAAAATTCTTATGGAGGTCTGACATGGAGCTTAAAGACATGACAGTCGAACAGCTCGAAGAGCGCAAGGCGCAGATCGTGACGGAGCTGGATGCTCCTGAAGCTGACCTTGATGCCCTTGAGAGCGAAGCAAGAAGCATCAAAGAAGAACTTGAAGCAAGAAAAGAAGCCGAAGCCCAGAAGGCAGAGATCCGCGCAGCGGTTGCCGCTGGAGCCGGCGAAGTCATCAAAACATTCGAAGAGAAAGTAGAGGAACCCAAAATGTACGGAACTGACACAAAAGAATATCGCGACGCGTTCATGGCCAACCTTGTTGGGCAGGCGACTCCGGAACAGAGAGCCATCCTGGCTGATAACAGCGCATACGGCGACGGCCTTGCCCTGCCGATCGGTCTCGACAAAGAAGTCTGGGATCAGGTCACAGCGGCTCATCCGATCCTTAGCGATGTTGACATCATGAGAAGCGGCATCGCGATCAAAGTCACCCAGATGACACCGGCGGCCATCACCAAGAAGATGGACAGCGCTGCTTCGTCTGAACAGACATTCACTGGCGTGGACGTTATCCTGGTCGGTGCTGATTATCACACCTACGTCACCCTGTCCTATGCTGAAGCCAAGATGTCCCAGGGCGCTATGGAACGCTTCCTGGTCAAGGAAGTCGCCGGCGCTATCGGCGAAGCCCTTGCGAAAGACGTCTTTGCCCGTATCCTGAGCGATGCCACAACGGCCCAGAAGGTCACATCGACCTCAGACCTGTTCGATGACATTAAGACAGCTCTTGGTCTTGCATCGCTGGCGAACCGCCCGGTCATCTATGCCCCGGCTACTGACTACTACAACATCGTCGGCGCTGTGAAGCAGGGCTCCCCGTTCAACATCGGCGCCGTCCTCGGCTGTGAAGTCAAACTTGACAGCGCTGCCACGAAGGTCACGATCGTCGACCCGGATCTGTTCGTGCTGAACGTTATCCAGGATACGATCATCGAATCCGAACGTGACGCCAAGAACGCCGCCTTCGTGATCGGCGGCTACATGCGGGCTGAGGGCTGCCTCCGCAAGGTTAAAGCTGCGGCCTACATCGACTAATGAGGCTCCTGGCGAAAGCCGACGTCGTAGAGAACAACAAGAAGCATAAGGCCGGTACAGAGTTCGAAACGGACAAAGCGACCGGCCTTGTCCTTATAGAGTTCGGATGGGCGGCTGAGATCAAGGAAAAACAGCCGGAGAAGAAGAAACCGGCGAAGAGAACTAAGGAGTAAACAAATGGCAGATTCTACACTGGTGGCGTCCGCAAAGCTGGCGGCCCGAATCACGACTGAGGCGTTCGACACGCAGATCAGCGACCTTCTTGACGCCGCTATGCTCGACCTGGGCGTCGCCGGTGTCGAGACCCCCGAGACGCTGGATGCTTTAGTCAGGACGGCGGCTATCACTTATTTCATGATGCGCTTCGGCCAGCCTGACGAGTATGACCGCCTGAAGAAGTCATACGACGAACAGAAGGCCCAGCTCGTCACATGCACAGGATATACGGATTGGGGTGGTGTCGATGGATAGATCCGAAGTCATCACGCTCATAACAGAGGTTACGGCTCAGGACGATAACGGGGTCTGGCAGGCAACGGAGACCACAAAGGACATCTTCTGCCAGGTCTCGAGCGTGACCCGTGACGAGTTCTTCGAGGCAGGCCGGAACGGTCTAAACCCCGACTACCGCTTCACGGTCTTCGGCCCCGACTATGACGGCCAGAAGGTCGTGGAGTACAAGGGGAAGCGTTACGGGGTCTACAGGACCTATCAGGCGCGGACCGACGAGCTGGAGCTCTACGTGGAGCGGAAAGGCGGCACGAATGGCTAAGAATTACATCGTGAACTCCAACCGGTTCAACTTTGCGGACGTGGTCCATGAGGCTTTGCAGATGAACTGGATGCAGCTCGATGTTATCCCCGCCATGAACCAAGCTGTCGATGAGGTCTCGAAAGAGGCGGCCCGCAAGCTCAGGAGCACATCGCCCGGCAAGGGTGAGTACAAAAAGAACTGGGCTGTCCAGAAGGAGCGCGGACGGCTGACGACCGAAGCCACGGTCTACGGCAAGAAGCCGACCTACCGACTGGCCCATCTTCTGGAGAAGTCGCATGTCATGCGGAACGGCAAGAGGTCGACGCCTATCGTCCACATCGCGCCGGTCGCAGACTGGGCCCAGACAGAAGCAATTAACCGAATGTACGAGTTACTGGAGAAGTCATACCGATGACCACGAAAGAGATTGCGACAATGCTCGCCTCGGTGGGAGTGCCTACCGCATACTACGAGTTTCCTGAGACCCAGGAAGGCCCGCCGTACCTGTGCTTTTACTTCACAAGCGACAACGACGTGAAGGCCGACAACCTGAACTACGTCAGGATCGAAGACCTTATCGTTGAACTTTACACAGACACTAAAGACTTTAACCTCGAGAAAACGCTCGAAGGCGTCCTGACTGCTGCGGGCCTTGTATGGACGAAAGCAGAAGATCATCTCGGAGATGAGCGGATGTATGAGGTTATCTATGAGATGAATGTCATCATCACGGAGGAAACAAATGGCTAACAAGATCAAATACGGCATCGAAAAAGTGTACTATGCCGTGGCCACAATCGCGGCGGACGGCACGGCCACATACGACACGCCAGTGGCGCTCCCGGGTGCTGTGAACCTCTCGCTTGAGGCTCAGGGCGACCAGAACGTCTTCTACGCTGACAACATCAATTACTACGTCTCGCAGGCTAACAACGGCTATCAGGGCGATCTGGAGATGGCTCTGATCACGGACGACTTCAGGAAAGCGATCCTCGGCGAGCACGAATCCACGACAGGCAAAGTCCTCGTTGAAGAGGCTGACGTGGCTCCGGCGCACTTCGCCCTCCTGTTCCAGTTCGAAGGCGATGTCAAAGCGACACGCTATGTCATGTACAACTGCGTAGCGTCCAGACCGGCAACAGCCTCCGCAACGAAGGCTGAAGCAATCGAACCGCAGACAGAGACGGTCCAGATCACGGCGACCAGCATCTACAACGCTGCGCTTGATTCTGACATCGTCCGCGCTAAGACAGGCGAAGAGACCACGCAGACCATCTACGATGGATGGTTCACATCGGTCTGGCAGCCGGCTGACTAAAGAAGGGGTGAAGCATGAGAAAAGACATCACGATTGGGGACAAGTCAATCGGGCTGGCGGCTTCTGCCGCCACGCCTTTTATCTACCAGAAGGTCTTCCATGAGGACTTCCTCAGGGAGATGCAGAAGGACGACAAGAACATCAACAACTACATCAAGCTGATGTTCGTGATGGCCAAGCAGGCCGACACAGCCACGAGCGACCTGATGAAGGGCGAGGTCACTGAGAACGACTTTATCGTCTGGCTCGACCAGTTCGAGCAGATGGACGTGACCGAGGCTCTCTCGGACGCTCTGCAGCTTTACCAGGCATCGCGCAAAGGGACCTCAGTCCCAAAACAAAAGGCCGACTGACGGATCGGCCGTACACGACAGGGCTGTACATGCTGCGCTGCCTTGAGATAGGGCTCCATCCGTCTGATCTGGAGTATCTCGATATGGGCGACGTCTTCGACATGATGACGGAGCACGAAAATGACAGCGCGGAGTACAACTACGTAGCAACACAAGAAGACTTTGACAGATTCTGAGGTGGAACATGCCGAATAGAATCGCCGGTATTACGATTGAAATCGACGGCAACGCGACCCCGCTCCAGAAGGAGCTGAAGGGCATCGACAAGAACCTGAAGACGACCCAGAACAACCTGAAGGACGTCAACAGGCTCCTGAAGCTCGACCCGGGGAATGTTGACCTGCTGAAGCAGAAGCAGAAGCTCCTCAACGATGCCATTGCCGACACCAAGAAAAAACTTGATACAGAGAAGGAAGCCCTCGCCCAGCTGAAGCAGGCAGACCAGACTCCTGAAGTCACACGGCAGATGGAAGCCCTGGAACGCCAGATCGCTGATGACGAGCAGAAGCTTAAAGGCCTTAAGGACCAGATGCGGGACTTCGGCTCTGTCACTGCACAGCAGCTTAAAGTCGCCGGCGACAATATCCAGCAGGTCGGCAACAAGATCTCAGACGTCGGCAAGAAGCTCTCGACAGTGTCAGCCGGAGCGGCAGCGGTCGGTGGCGGGCTCCTTAAGATGGGCTATGACGCCGTTCAGAACGCTGACGACCTCAACACGCTGGCAAAGCAGACCGGCTTCTCGACAGAAGAGCTACAGAAATTTCAGTACGCCTCCGAGATGGTCGACGTCTCTGTCGAAGACATCACAGGCGCGCTCCGGAAGTTCAAGAAGAATGTAGACCCGTCTAATGAATCGCTGAAGAAGCTGGGCGTGTCGGCGGTCGATGCGGAGGGAAACCTCAGAGACTCAACAGACGTTTTCTATGACGCAGTAGCGGCGCTTGGGCAGGTCGCTAACGAAACCGAACGCGATCAGCTGGCCATGAGCCTGTTCGGCAAATCGGCTGACTCACTTGCGGGAATCGTAGACGACGGCGGGGAAGCGCTGAAGGCCTACGGGGACGAAGCTCAGGCGATGGGCCTGATCCTCGACCAGGACACCATCGACGCGCTGAACAACACCAACGACACGATCGACCAGCTGAAGGCGAACCTCGCCGGCACAATGGCCGAGATCGGCGCAAACGTCGCCTCGGTCCTCGGCCCTGCTCTGGAATCAGCCGCCGAACTGATCAAGACCATCACCGAGAAGCTCAGGGAGCTTTCTCCTGAGCAGATGGAGATGATCCTGAAGATCGTCGGAATTGTGGCCGCGATCGGTCCTCTGGTGACGATCATCGGCAACGTGATAAGCATCGGCGGGGCGCTGATCACCGGCATCGGCACGATCGTCGGCATCCTCGGCGGTCCGCTGACCCTTGCCATCGGTGCAGCCATTGCCATCGGTATCGCGCTCTACAAGAACTGGGACACGATCTGTGCATGGGCCAACACGGTCAAGGAACGGATCGTTGAAGCCTGGAACAATGTCAAGGAAGGCATCTCGAACGCGATCGAGAACGTCAAGAGCAAGATCGACGGCTTCAAGGAAAAGGTCACGAACGTCTTTGACGCTGTTAAAGACAAGATCAAGGGCGCTATCGACTTCATCAAGGGCCTGTTCAACTTCGAGTGGTCCCTGCCCAAGCTGAAGCTCCCGCACTTCAAGATCGAGGGAAGCTTCTCCCTGACACCGCCGTCCGTGCCTCATCTGGCGGTCGACTGGTACAAGAAAGCGTATGACAACCCTGTCATGTTCACATCTCCGACAGTCCTGGCAACGCCCAACGGGCTGAAGGGATTCGGTGACGGACACGGTGCTGAGATCGTTATGGGTCTTAACAAGCTCAAAGAGATCGCAGGTCCCGACATCATCCTCAACATGAACGTCACGACACAGCCGGGGCAGGACAACAAAGCGATCGCTGATTATGTAGCTGACAGAATCATGAAAGAAGTAAGAGGAGTTAGAGCGGTATGGGCGTAAGAGTTTTTGGTCGGGTCGTATTCGACGGGGTCGACCTGGTTGACTTCGGCGTGACGCTCTCAGGAGTGGGAACATTCAACGCTCCGGAGCGCGATGTCGAGTATGTATCCGTCCCCGGGAGGAATGGCGACATCATCCTCGACAATGGCCGTTACAACAATATCTCAGTAACTTATCCTGTCAACATCGAGACGCAGCTGCCCGCAAAGACCAGAGCCCTGAGCGAGTTCCTGATGTCGCACAAGGGCTACTTCAGACTTGAGGACTCCTATCATCCTGACGAGTTCCGGATGGCGCAGTTCGCCGGCCCGATCGACATCAACAGCACAGGCAGGCACAACCGCTACGGCACGACCTCCCTGACGTTCAACTGCATGCCTCAGCGCTTCCTGAAGTCAGGGGAGCAGGCGGTAGTGTTCACGGACTCATCCAAAGCACAGCAGACCATTTACAAGTATTCGGACTTCTCGAGCTATACCAAGACAAGCATCCTCGACCCGTTAGGGCGTGATATTAAAACAGATCTATCGAGCGCCCTGTTTTATGTTGTCGATATGTCAGGCGTCACCATAGCAGACGACACGATGATAAGAGTCGAGGGTGGTTTTGATGAGTTCTTCGTGGCGATCTGCTCGGACAACCCAGTCATCTCATCGAGCAACGCATCGACTGAGCGATTCGATGACACATTCCTGCTTCGGCAGGGAGACCCAAGAACTTACTGGCTATTCCCTGCGGCGGCGAACATCAAGATCTATGCGGAAAACGTGCTGGTCTATGAGAGCCCGTACACGGAGCACGAGACGATACACAACCAAACGATGTTCAGCACCAAGCCGCTCGTGAAGGTCGACATCGCTGACGGGGACAGCATAACGGATTATCTGTTCTCGATCGGACCGAACGGGGTGCTGTTCACGCAGCCGGCTGAGTTCCCGTACAACAGAGCCCAGACGATCACGATCGACTGCGAGGCAATGGAAGCCTACTCCCTGCCGAGGGACAATCCGGCAGGGTATAAGGTCAACTGGAATCCGTATGTCACATTCGTGAAGGCTCCGGAGCTGATGCCTGGCGACAATGACATCGCCTATGATGCCAATGTATCAAACCTTAGAATCTATCCGAATTGGTGGCGCTTATGATACCCATCCTCTACAAAAACACCGAGACGGCATTCCGGAGCAACGGGCTCGGCAGGCTGGACGCTCTGACCTGTATGGTCTCGAGACGGCTTAATGACTTTGATACTTTAGAAATGTCATACCCGTCCTACGGGGAGCACGCGAGGGAGCTCGTCCCCGGGAATATTATTTATTGCGAGACCGGCGAAGGCCCGCAGCCTTATCGGATCTACGAGGTCCAGAAGGCGTTCCAGACGTTCGAGGTCTATGCCAATCACCTTAGTTATGATTTATGCGGGTATCCCGTGAAGCCGTTCACGGCACAGACGGCGAGTGCTGCCATCGGAGCATTGAGCACGAGGGCCGTCATTGCCACACCGTTCACGTTTAGCACGGATTTGAGCGTCTCAGGGGAGTTAGTGAACGAGAAGCCCGATTCCATCCGTGCGGTGATGGGAGGCTCTGACGAGTCGATTCTGGGCGTGTACGGGGGAGAGTGGAAGTTCGACCACTTCAAGTGCGAGCTCCTGACCGCCAGAGGGAGCGACAAGGGCGTCGAGATACGCTACGGGAAGAACCTCACGGACATCACCGCCATCGGAAACGACGAGGAAGCCTACACGGGAGCCTTTGCGTATTATTCCAACAGCGGCACATACGTCAGCTCCAACGTGCAGTACCTTGACCAGAACGCCGTGCCTCAGAAGATACTCGTCACGGACCACACAGGGGACTTCGAGAGCACACCGACCACAGCACAGCTCGACACGCTGGCAGCGGCTGACCTGCTGAATGTAGGACCGCTCAGCTCCCTGTCGGTGAGTTTTATCCCGACTGACGGCATCTGCCTCGGTGACCTTGTCACGGTCTATTACAGTGACTTCGACATCAGGACAAAATTAGAGGTCGTCCAGACCGACTACAACGTAATGCTTGACCGCTACGACTCCATCGAGCTCGGCGCGATCCTGCCGACACTTGCCGACACAATAGCAAGCCTCAAATAGGGGGAACCATGGAATCAAGAATCTATAATGTGAATCTCCAGAGCGGCTACAACACTCTGACCTACATCGGCATAAGCCAGTATGACGCAGGGGTCCCGCTCCAGTTTAATGTGTATGACGGAGCGACAGCCGCTTCCTTCCCCGCCGGCACGACCGCCAAGATACAGGGTGTGCGTCCTTCGGGGGTCGGCTTTAACATTGACTGCACGCTGACGGACAATGTCGTGACAGTCGACACAGTAACCGACATGACCGGCGAGGCGGGCAAGTTCCCTGTCGAGATCAGGTTTGAATCTTCAGGCGTCGATGTCGGCACGGTCAACTTTGTTTTCCTGATTGAGAAAGCCCCGCACCCGGACGGGACAATAGACGCGGATATAACGCATGAGCAGGAGTTTATAGAACGGCTTGAAGCGGTCGAAAATGATAAAGTTCCTTACCCCGCCACAGATAAATATGGTACGGCGGGACAAGTCTTAAAAACGCTTGGCGATGGCACAACAGAATGGACAAACGTTTCGAGCGGGCAAGGTGTATCCGATGACCTCAAGGCGGCACTCCTCCAAATCGCCCAAAAGGTTGTCTATATAGATGAGCATGGTCAAGATTATTATGATGACCTATACGATGCTCTTTACCCGCCTGCACCGCCTGCGACTCTTGTCAGTATCTCAGCGGTCTACACACAGAGCGGGATAGTTTACGATTCAGACAGCCTTGATTCGCTTAAGAGCGATCTTGTTGTAACAGCGCACTATGACAACGGGACAACATTGCCTGTAGCTGATTCAGCTTATACACTATCCGGGACGCTTACTGTTGGGACATCAACGATTACAGTGGCGTACAGCGGCAAGACAACAGTGTTTAACGTGACTGTCACTAAGGGGATCGACTACACAGAAGACGCATTGACTAACGTGACGTGGAACAGCGGTAAAGCATATAACCAGACAACAGGAATAATCGAAGACACGTCCGGAAGTTATGCAACGGATAAATTCGATGTGCAGGATTTGACGTATAGGGTTATCAATAACGATACTGCGCATAACACAACATTCCGCATTTTTATGTGGGATGCGAATGACGTGTACCTTGGCACTAAGCAGTATTCGGAAGCAAGATTCCAGTTTAAGCCCGGTTATAAATATGCCATAGAAGTACGGAACGCAGGCACATTTGATCCGACAACTATGACCATGCTCCCGGTTGATAAGCGTGCGACAGCTGTCGAAGAGTTTGAGATTGATCTTGCCGCTATTGCGAACAATGTTGTTAAAGCCAGTGGCTACTACGAAGTCAATGTTAAGGCTCTTATGAACGCGGTCGGCGTTACGAGCCAGAATTATACCGACACGATCAACAGACAGAGCATATTCGGCATGATTGGAGAAGCGGTCAATACGAATAACTTCCCGTTCAAAACTCCGATAAGAATAGGGACATTCCATTATTCGTCTAATATGCTTCTTTCGATCTACATCGAAGGAATTACCGTATCAGACGCGAATCTGCAAAGCGTGAAAGATTATCTTGTAAACAACAACGTCAAGATCACCTATAACTATTAAGGGGTAACGATATGGGCACGATATATGACTATCAAGGGAATGCGCTGGTGGTATCTGACAATTATGAGCCGCAGAAGAACGAGATACCAATAGTCACTATTAGCGGCAATTTGCCCTCAACCAAACTACAGGGCGAGTATAATGTAATAATCACATACCGGAGTCTTACAGAAGAGTTCGTTGATTACGGGACGGTTAAGGTACAGGGTGACTCTTCCACGGCGTACCCCAAAAAAAACTTCACCGTGAAATTGTTTAAAAATTCAGCGCGGACGATTAAGGACAAAAGACAGTTCAGAGACTGGGACAAGGCTCGGAACAAGTTCGTGCTGAAAGCGAACTGGATAGACCACAGTCACGCCCGGAACATTGTCAACGCGAGACTGTGGACACAGATAGTTAAATCGCGGAGCGACTTCGCATCTCTTCCGGACGCGCTTAAGAGCGGCAATATTGCCATAGACGGGTTCCCGGTCAAGGTCTTTAACAACGGCGTGTATATGGGCATATATACGTGGAACCTTCCCAAAGATGCGTTATATGGTCTTGATGACAGTGTAGACTCTAATGCCATTGTACAGGGAGACACCGGGACTTATAGCGGGTCAATCTTGTGGAGAGGGTCGACTATTGACGGGAAATGGTCGGACGAAACTCACGATACTATGCCGACTATTATCACTAACGGATTCAACGCTCTTTTGAATTTCGTCTATACGTCATCCAATGCTGATTTTATCAGCAATTTCAGCACGTATTTTGACAAGAAATCGATCATCGATCAGTATATCTTCCTGTATGTTGGCTGTATCGTTGACAATATCGGCAAGAATCAGACATTCTTCACGTATAAC